CAAATGTGAAAACATTCGTACCTTACACTAAGCGAAGATAATCCTTGAACTTGACAATATTTGTCGCACCCTTGATGAAGTCTCTATTTTCTTGTGCGTGTTCAAACGCTTCTCTGGCCATTCGCTCTGCGAGGATTGAGTCATACACACATGGTTCAACATCACGAATGAGGTATCCAGGTGTAATCACTTTGGGTTTTACTGACATACTTGTGAGTAGATGATCATAGTCACACACTTCAGAAATGACAACAACCGCGTATCCCCTATTTGCGTAACTGTACTCAATGGCTGATCTATAGTCACCCTTTGTTTCTGGAGTAATGACATTAGTAATCCTGGAGTTCCTCGCGAGACCTGCGTGTACAGCCAATTCGGAATTTCCTCTACCAGGTACTTCCAAGAATACAATTGAATTAGTAGAAATAGCCTCAATGTACGCACAATCAATATAGTGAGCAAGTTCTTGAACCGCCGTTTGAAACCCGAGGGATTCAAGACCTGGCATATCATTGAAGACGGTCTTGGCGATGCCAATGATATTTGTATCTACACGATCGTCGAGGGCTAAGTCTCTCGCAGACTTCATGGACTCATTTCCACAGATACAATAGAGGCGATCAAGGCAGTCAATATTCTTGAGAGCTCTATCAATATCAACAAAATCATAGGATGTTTTTAAGATGGATCCAGGTCCTTGTTCAATGTGTTCCTGATCAAAGTATGTCTTCACATTTTGGTTGATACCACGAAAACCATCAGCGAAGCCATGGACATGGTTTCCTTGACTCTTTTCATAAAGAGTGATTGACCGGATGAGAGTATTCACACCCGGGCATACACCACCAGCTGTGAGGATACCGATGTTCATTTGAATTACATACGCGACAAGTTTTTATGTATGTATAATCTATAGGAATGTCTCTGGAAATTGTGACATACGCGAACAAGTCTCAGGGTATGTTCGAAGAGCTTGTCAATAATGAGTTTGGTGTTCCAGTGACTGTATTGGGTTGGGGGACCAAGTGGAATGGGTTCAGTGATAAGTACAAGGCGATGACAAAACACCTTGAAACTAAGAATGACAATGACATTGTTATTTTCCTTGATGGATTTGATACAAAGATCAATAAAAATCCACACGAAGTTGCTGAACTTTTCAGGGAATGTAATTGTAAAGTTCTTGTGTCAAAAGATCCAGAAGTTCCTGGCAAACCTCTCACACACTTGATTTTTGGGAAGTGTGGTGAAAAATCTACAGCCAATTCGGGACTTTACATGGGATACGCCAAAGAACTCAGGAGTGTCATAGATGAAGCATTAGCTGAAAAGTGCGAAGATGATCAGACAAATATAAACACAGTTTGTCAAAAATCTGAATTTGTAAAGGTTGACGAGGAAGAGAAAATCTTTAAAAACTTTGGGCCTTTGGACAAGAAACATGACACTGATGCCATCTTTGTGTCGTACCCAGGTTCTCCAGGATTTGATCGTTACACAAGAGCTATAGTTGAATACACACAATTCTTGTACATGTATATATTGTGTCTACTCATTTTGGGACTAGCTTTCTTTCCACAAAGACAGAAAGTTTTGTTACCTACATTACTTCTATTTACAACTTTCTATGCTTTTGTTGCGGACAAATCATGCACTCTCCATTCTAGCTAAATCATCCATATCCCTACTTCTACGAGACACCGCCTTAAAGGCACCCAACCATCGTGTCACAGCTCTACTTCTCGCAAGCTCTGACGCGGTCTCATCACTCACTATGATACTAAGACCGTTACACACATCGGGCTTGTTATCTCTATCTGGAAACTCAAAATTAAAAGCCTTTATTGATATAGCTGGGATGTCGGGAGCTTCGTCCAGAAGTCTGTCATATTCTTCCCGACACTTTTTGACAAAGTCAATCACACATGTACGATCACCTTCATCCAATGACAACTCCATATCTATGTTTCTATAAAACTTTGAGTACTGTACACACATAACCGAGTGCGCCTCGGAGAGTGAGAGACTTTGACTAAACTTTGAAATACTTGTGAGAATGCCACCAATCACATTGAGAAATGCAAAAAAGTACTGTACAATCATAATTTTAGCCCTGGTTGAAGGCTCAAGGTCTTCATTTCCACTTGGATTAAGAACCGCAAAACCGCCCACACCTGTGATACTCGCTATAACTATACTCGGATATGACAGGTAGTCATTTTGCTTTTTGTAGTGAAGACGGGCGTGGTTGTGAAGCCACCGGTAACCCGCAGCTCTCTCTGCCCATGATCTGAGAAGCTTCTCCTGCTTTTCACACCATGGATGGTGTGAGTGCTCATCTTCAGTCATTATTTTACACGGGGATTTTAATTATCATCTTCATAAGAATAAAGAGTTTCCTTATATTTATCATAAATAAGTCTGTATACGTCCGATGGTGGTGAATCCACGTGGATTGACACAGTTGTTCTAGCAAGTACAAATTGCATATCCTTTCTCTTGTAACAGTCCTCATCATCCCAAACAAGGAGGGTTCCTCTGACACAATATTTCATCGTGGCACCTTCCTGAGTATGAATAAACTCTTTATTGACGAGGATAGTCTCGTGACTTATCGTGGCATAGTTTTTTCTTTCATCTGGTAAATTCACAATTACTCCCATTATAGAATGGTGTCACATTTTTTTTCGCCTCTTCACGCGCAAGTGAATCTACTAGTTCATTCTGTGGATGTCCATTATGTGCTTTGACCCAATGCCATTCAACTCGTTTCATTCTTTGTGCGAGGGTATCAATTTGAATCCACAAGTCTTTGTTCTTCACAGGTGCGCCAGTGGATGTGCGCCAACCATTCCTCTTCCAATTCTTAATCCACAAAGTTATTCCATTCTTGACATAGTTACTGTCGGTAAATAGCCTTATCTCGAGAATGTCACGCACGAGGCACTGCTCGAGTGCGTGAACGACTGCAGTCATTTCCATAATATTGTTGGTCGTTCCAGCTTGTCCACCTGACAGTTTGATACCTGCACCTGCAACAGCCCATCCTCCTCGACCTGGGTTACCAAGACAACTTCCATCTGTGTAAATGTCTTCCATTCTTAATTTAGGACTTTCTTGTTTAATTTGTTTCGTTCTAATATTTCTAGTTTGAGAATGCGAAACAAAACTTAACATATTTGAATTATGTTAATTTTTGTGTTTAAAATACGAGATGCGAATACATACTTAAGCTTTAATTAGCTTAGTTGGAGAAGGCCAAACCGCCCATGCCGCTTTGGATGCGGAGAACGTTGTAGTTGACCGCGAACATGTGCATGGTGGTGGAAGCCGCCGCCGCTGGGAGGGTGACCGCGACTTGGGCGTTGTCGATACGAGAGAAGTTGCAAGTACCGGTTGGTTGGTGCTCTTCTGGCTTGAGCGCGAAGGAGTACGAGTACACACCTGGGTATGGGCAGCCAGAGTGGTGGTTGTACGCTTGGACTTGGTTGAAGTACTTACCCTTTTGGGCCTTGAATCTGTCTTGTCCATTAAGAACAAGTTTGAAATCGGTGAGTGGACCAACGTCTTCTTCGGTGAACTTAACAAGGGAGCCAGCTTCACCAACCTTGACAAGTGGGACACCGGACACCGCGGTGGTTGGCACAAAGCAGTTACCGGAGGCTTCGGAGGTCGCATCAGAGTCAATGACAATGTCGGACGCACCTGGGGTAGTAGTGAAGTTCCACAAGGAAGTCGCAGTGTTCGCGGACGCTGGGTCGTTGAAGCACCAGACCAATTCCTTGACTGGGTGGTTGTAAGACAAACGCTTGTTGGAAGTAGAGCCCGCAGTGACGGTGTCGGAGCCAGTGTGTTGGACTTGCTCGATGAGGTATTCGTGACCCTTTTGCGCGAATCGGCGGCGTTCCTCGGTGTCGAGGTACACATAGTTCGCCCAGACCTTGAACACAGAGGTGCTCAAGTAGGTGGAGAAAGTGCTCGCCAAATCGAAGTCAATGCGCACTTCGTGGTATTGAAGGGCAATGAGTGGCAAATACAAACCTGGGTTGCGATTGAAGAAGAAGATCAATGGCAAGTACACGGTGTTGCCAGTGAGCGCAGTGGTCATCTTACCCCAGTTAGCTTTCTTGGATTCATCCAAGTAAAGCTCGGAGTACAAACGCCACCAGCGTTGGTAGTGCTTGTCGATGCGCTGACCACCAATGGACAATTCAGCAGACGCAATCGCACGCTCGGCGACCCAGTTGCAGTCATCACCTTCGGAGGTGCGGGAGTTCGCCGCAGCGGATTGAAGTTCGACGTACATGTCGCCGACCAAATCACCATTGCGGGCAATAGTCACGGAGACGCGGCCTGAGTCGGCGGCGGTACCGTTGACAGTTTGTTCGATGTTTTCCATCGCGAAGTTAGTGTGGCGCTTGTAGACGGCTTGGAAGAAGGTAACCTTTGGGTTGCCAGTCAAGTAGACGTCTTGGGCACCGTAAGCGACAAGTTGCATGAGACCACCGGCCATTGTGAGAGTTTTTGTACTATATACCAAGATTTTTTTTCTGGGTGAAATCGCACCCCGTGCGAAATTTTCGATTTCAATTTTTCTCAGTCTAGGTTAAAATGTCGTCTCGCCCTGAAGATGAAGAGCCAGTTGAGGAAGTTGAGGAAGGGGAAATCGTCTCTGAGGAAGAAGAGGAAGATATTGAATTTGATGAGGATGAAGAATTCTTCCAAGAAGATGAGGATGAGGGTGTGGATCTCGCGGGTCTCATGAGCTCACTCTTGGCAACCCCAGACGGCGACACTGTGTGCTCTGCCCTGGTAAACCTGTGTTACCAATTGGAAACTCAGAACAAAATCTTAATTAAAATGCTTTCCAAAATGCAACCCCCAAAATCAGCTTAGAAACAAAAATCGTTATTCAGTAAATACATAGAAATGGAACATACCCATTTCATTGATAAGGAACCTAATAAGTATGAGGCTCTGACGGAGCTTCAGAAACAGCACATCCAATCAATGAAAGAAGATCAGGTACTAGAGACCATTGACAAGTTCGAACACGCATGGTCGCTCAAATCAAATGACTTTAGAAATGCTCGTGAACTGGGGTATCGCCAATTTGTTCACCCAGACAACTTTGATGACTATGGTAATCCGAATGTAAATGACATCGATCTCCTGGCAATCAAAGGCATCCGCGACAAACAGATGACATATCTCACGAACCTTAAGAACCATGTGAGAGATCTCAAGATTCACAAACAGGAACCAAACGACGACGGAATCACTGTGATGAAACGAATCAATAACATCAAGCGACAAGTCGATGATGGATATCACAATATTAGGCGTCACTATATGTCATTTGAGCGAGTAGACAATCCAACGGTCCAGCCACAATTCAGTGTCCTGGGTGATCCAACAACCCTCGACGCCGAAGAAGTCGAGAACTCCACTCCATTTCAGAAATGTCTCCTGTACTCCCTGGATCAAACATACAAAGCGGGCTACCGTAGATACAAAGGGCAGTGCTGCGAAGAGATTAAGACTATTGAAGGTCACAGAACACGAGCCTGGCAAACAAAGTTCACCATAGAACAGTTTGTCTATTCACTCGCACAGAAAGATGACAACTTTGAGGTCTGGAAGAACTTTACGAGTCGTGGTACGGTTTTTAGAGATGTGATTGACAATATGTCAAAGTGTATTGATGCTCAGTTTCCAGAGATTACAAAGAGACGCCATGTGTGGTCATTTAGGAATGGTGTCTTTGTGGGTAAGGAATGGATTCCAGATCGCGGTGTCTATGATTGCTGCTTTTATTCCTATGACAGCCAAGAGTTCCGATGCCTCGATCCAACTATTATTGCCTGCAAATACTTTGATCAGCAGTTTGATGACTTTTCCCATATTGAGAGATGGCAAGACATTCCAACGCCATGGTTTGACTCAATCTTAAAATATCAAAACTTTGAGGACGAAGTGTGTGACTGGGCGTATGTCATGGGTGGTCGCTTGTGCTACGATGTGGGTGAGTTGGATGGTTGGCAAGTGATTCCATTTTTCAAAGGTATCGCGCGTTCGGGGAAGTCTACTCTCATTACCAAAGTTTTCAAAAAGTTTTATGAAAATGAAGACATTGGGACTCTCTCAAATAACATTGAAAGAAAGTTTGGTCTTTCCGCAATCAAGGATTCTTTCATGTTTATTGCCCCAGAAGTAAAGGGTGATCTGGCTCTTGAACAGGCAGAGTTCCAATCTATGGTATCTGGTGAAGATGTCTCTGTTGCCGTGAAGAATAAAACGGCGGTTTCCATTGAATGGAATGTACCAGGTGTCCTCGGTGGTAATGAAGTCCCCAACTGGAAAGACAACTCTGGTTCTGTGCTTCGCCGTATTCTGCCATGGAACTTTGCCAAGCAGGTACGTGACGCAGATCCCCAACTTGATGAAAAGTTAAACCGAGAATTACCTATTATTCTTCTCAAGTGTGTGAAGGCGTATCTCGACTATTCAAACAAGTACAGAGACAAAGATATTTGGAATGTTGTACCCGAGTACTTCAAGAAGATTCAGAAACAGGTTGCGATGGTTGCGAGTACCCTCCACAATTTCCTGGAAAGTACCAATATCATCTATGGCAAAGAGCTCTTCGTGCCTCAAAAGTTGTTTGTCCAAGTATTCAACCAACATTGTCAGGCAAACAATTTGGGTAAGCACAAGTTCAATCAGGACTTCTATGCGGGTCCTTTCAGTTCGAGGGACATTGAGGTCAGGGATGAAGTCGTGAACTACAAGGGGCGTACATACCCAAGACAACCCGTTATCTATGGTGTAGATGTGGTCGAAGAGAGTCTGGGATTCAGTGAAGATTACTAGAAAAAAATACTACACAATAGTAATAATGAGCCAGCAGCTCAGGGAATTTGTGAAGCAGTCGGGAGTTGAGGTCAGTCCCTCTTCAACTTCCACAACTGCGTCAAATAATAATTTGATACGCGAAATTGAAGCAGATCTTGGAATCCAAAAACCACAGACATTTCCACCAAAATTAGAAAAAAATATCATGAGCAATGAAAACTATGGTGAATTTGCTGAGTTTTTGAATATGTCGAATAACGAGAACAACAATGTAAATAACATTATCGCAATGGCTGAACGAAGTCCTCCCAAAAACGTGAAATTTGTCGTGAGCAAATTGAATCCTGGAATGTTTAACGCGACCGTAAATAAAGAATTTAGTGCAGAAGCGCGAATTGATCTCAAGCGGATTCTTTTGAAGACCCCGCTTCCAAGAACACCTATCGGCGAAGGTCTTTATATAGACACACAAGAAATCAATGGCATTTATGGGAGATTCATGACCGGATTTACACACAGTAAAGAATATGGGAAGCAAGGAGACCTCAATAAGAACTTTTTTACTGTTCAACTCAAAATTGTCGTCTCCAATGGTTCAGAGAAAAAAGGTGCCACAGTCAATTTTTACAGAAATGGTAAGATACGATTTTCAGGTGGCTTCATTGGCGACAACATTGCGAGACAACCAGAGTTGATTCGCAGATTCATAGTTGATTCATATTCTGATAAGCAACCTTTCTTGTACAATCCATTTGAGTACAACAATCTCAGTGGTCAATTTAGAGTGAATGGACATTTCAAAAATATGCAAAGAATTGCGTCCAATTACAGAGCCTATGGATTTACAAGTGTTTCCTATGAATCTGAATTGTCGCCATTTATGTATGTGACATACCAAGGCCACAAATACATTTTGGCTTCAAGTGGTAACATTCAGATTTCCGGGGCGCAATCACCTTCCGATATGCTTGAAGCTTACAATGTGGGTATGGAACTCGCAAGAGTATTGAATGAAAATGGTGAAATTGCTTTGAAAGCCACAGTTCCAAAGAGACTGACTAAAAAGACACCTGTGAAGCGCAAGACTACCAAAAAACAAAAAGTTGACCCAAAACAATGTATGCGTATGGCCAAGACAGAACTTGTGGATCTCGCAAAGAAGTTGGGTGTTGTTGGTATCACCAAGTCTACAAAGAAAGAAGAGATCTGTAACAAGATTAAGAAGATTTCGGGTGTAAAAAGTGCTACTTTCCGTAACACTAACAAGAATAAGAATGTTGCGCTTACTGGCACAGGTAACAACTTCAAGGTTGGTCGTGGGAAGTGTACGAGTTACAGTAAGACAGAACTTCTCCGAGTTGCTGGCATCCTCAAGATTAAACTCGACGCCAAGGAAACCAAAGCCTCCCTCTGTAAGAAGATTGAAGCTGTGAGAAATGCAAAGATTGCCCCCAAACCAAAGCCAAAGCCAAGGACGCCACCACCTTCTCGTAAAGAAGTTGCTCAAAAGAAGAGAAATGTAATGAAGGAACGGGTGATCAAAAAGAGAGGTCTCAATGAAAACTCAATCCGAAAGGATATTGTAAAACTTTATGGTAAGCGTTGGATGGACCGCTACAAGAATGTGATGCCTTCTCTCAACAATGATGTCAAGGAGATGAAGATGAGACTCAATAGGTTGAAGACGGGTAACAAACAAGGTATTCCATTTAAGAAAGATGTAGATCTTGTCAAGAAGAGACTTGTAAATAGATGGAAGAATGAGAGGGGACGCAACCTTGAAAAGAAGGTTATCAAGAATCAACTCAATGTTACTGGTGTACCAAACACCCTCGTCTCGCAGTACCGAAACGCAGCCACAAACTATATCATGAAGAATGGTCCAACTATCAAACAACTCGAAAACTACAAAAAGACATGGATAAACTTAAGGAAAAAGTCACAAAGATAATTAGATATGGAATCAATTCGGGAACAGATCGTAGGAAGACTTAAAGTAGGAAAAGAGCGCTACGGTCACGGGGTCATAGTTGATTCCGATACGAGGGAATGGGGAACACCTAAAAACTCTTGGATTGACATGGCCGTCGAAGAGTTTTTAGATGCAATTATTTATGTTATAGCTGACTATATTAGGCAAGGTAGACAGAGTCCAAAACTCATGTGTGAACTTGAACTTGATTATAAAGTTGATGAAAAGTTTGCTGAGTGTGAAGATCCCGTCAAGTACTTACTACAGTCACACGAAGAAGATGACAATGGTCTCATCATGCACATTCTGAAAAACTATGAAAAGATTGAGAGCCCTAAGCATCATATGCTCGTATGGAATCTTCTCAACATGTTACTCGTGAGTTCACAGTTTTAGTTGGTTCAGCCACCTGTTTGAGGTGAATCGTGTGGTATGCAAAATTGTATTTGGGGAAAAGGTCCTTTATAAGATTTGAGAGTGTAGTGGCTTCAACAATGTGGGGTACACCCGAACATACCGAATTTCGTTCAATTTGAAGAAAACGATCCTCTAATTGCACGAACTTCTTGAGGTCTTCTTGGCTCATTCCCTCTCTGTGCATGAGAAGGTACATCCGCTTTGAGGCACCACCACTGAGATGGAAATTTTTAGAACCTGCAACTTCGTCTGATTGGTTACGCTTCTCATATATGAGGGCAAGTACTATGGCAACTAAAATTATGTGACGTAGCATCATCTTACTTATTACACAGGAATTAATTTAGACAAGTCGTTTACTTTGTGAACTATATTGAAAAACTCGTCACGCGTTCTAACATCTTGGGGTTTTACAATTTCAAACTCAATTTGATACGAACATTCCTCTTCAGAATCCATATCGGCGTTGTCACCCGATGAAATGGTCATGTCGATACTGAGGTTCTTTCGTACAAACGAGTGTCGAGTCTTCGTGCGAACGCGATCCATCTCGTGTTCACCCCAAGTTGGGATCTCACGAGACACACTGAAACGCATATCGAGGGGACTTCCATTGAAGTCTTCCTTCAAAACATTAATCTTTTGGATCATACTTCCATTATCACCCGTATCCTTATTGACAGAGAGACGAATATTATTAGCGTCATTATAGTACACATCAAGTTCTGATGTCTCGGTCTTCTCCCAACCGTCATATTTTCGAAGACCTTCTAAGACCCTCTCAAATGTGTCTTTGCCAACATTGGTATCAAAGAAAGATCCGTTGTGTTTACCAAGACGCATTTCAACTTCAATGTGTTCTTCCTCCTTGTGTTCCTCAAACACAGGCAGAAGCTTTTCGGTGATAGCTTTGATGTCGTGCATTGTTTCTTTACATTAACGATACGCGCCATTTTCTTAAGTGTTTTTTGTGCAGAAATTGTAATGAGAGGTTTTTTAAACCTCGGAAATACCTGCTACTTTAACGCAGCCATACAATGCCTCCTTCATGTACCAGCTCTTTCAAACTATTTTTTGCAGGTTGGATACAACGGTGACTGTGAGTTCACAAAATTGTACACACAACTCGTTCATTTTTACTGGCTCTCGGAACAAAAGGGTGTTGTCCACCCTGGACCACTCATGAAACAATTCTTTGTACACTTTCCGAGATTTGAGAATAGAGAACCTCATGACACACAAGAAGCAATCCTTTGTGTCATAGACATATTGGAGAGATCGTGTCCAGATATAAAGCGATGGCTCTACGGGAAGAAAGTACAAGAGACCATTTGGCCAGGTGGAAAGACGCAGTCCCAGGAAGATTTCAGTATTCACTTGGTAACTTCACAGGGGTCAGATTTGGGTGAGATGCTCAAAAAGAGTGCCGATTGGAATGTGATTGAAAATTTTGAAGACACCGAGGGACGAGTTCACAATGTCGCAACAACCCGAATGGTATTTTCAAAACTTCCACAAGTTCTTATGATTTCATTTGATAGAAAAAGTCATATTAATGTTATTGAAAGGATTTTGATAGACAACTACGAATATGAACTCATTGCGAGTGCTGTCCACATGGGTCACCAACAAGATGGACACTACGTGAGTTTTGTGAAGCACGATGACACATGGTATTACATAAATGACGATTTTGTCAATGAAGCTAAACTTCCAGAGACCGCGGGGCACTATGTTCTGGTCTACAATCTAAAAACTCCTTCATCTGAATGTTCTCCTTAATGTTAACAATGGTTCTGTAAAATGTACGCCGATTATTGGGGTGTGTTTTGTCCCGTCTTCTCTTGATTGGCTTCCACCAGAGATCGCCAGGTTCCCATGTGATGTACATACACTCAACGATGGCACCCTCTTCAAACCATGGTTCATTCATACGGCTAAGGGGAAACTCACTCTCAAAGAACAACTTCCCTTTCTCTTGAACATACAACTTCCAAACGGGTTCACCCTTCTGACCAAGGCCCTTAAAACTCTCACCCCTCTTCATGTGGAAGTCAACTGTGTTTTTCTCACATGGCTTCCATTTGAACATAGTCTCATGGGTTCCAATTCTCATAGGTTCATTCACAGGTGTGAAAACGAGACCATCCACCTTCTGTTGAACTGTGGGAAGATACTCGTACATGAAATAGTCAAAGTCTCGCATGGCATGGAATGTTTTCATCTTGAGGCGATACTTGTCAAATTTCATATAAATGATACCCTTCATCATCTTCTCGGCAGCCGCCAGTCTTCCAAAAAGGTTGAGATGTCCCACAGGTTCTCCGCACACAAGAAGAGCATCATAGACCATGAGTGTATTTTCATAGAGTTCTCCGTCTAATATCGTACCTTCGTGGACTTTCTTGTTAAGTCTCAATTTCACTTCAATCATATCAAATGCGCGATTGACCAACATACACACATTTTTGCCTTCAAATGTTGTAGCGACCAACATATGTCTCTCACCATCAGTCTTTTCGCAGACAACATACTCACCACCCTTGAGCGTCGGGAAGTGTTTATACTCAATAGAGACAGGTTGAGGACCTGGGAAATAATCCTTGCTTCCCCAAACATGATGTATGAATTTCACAACATGTTCATGGAGTGGACTCGACATGTACTTAACAGTAGTTTAAACTTTAATTGGTTTTAACACCTGCGGCGCTTAAGATATTGCTAATACACTCATGTGGGTAAGTCATGACCAACTTAGCTGCTGTAAATGCATAAATCTTCACACCCTGCTCCTTGAGCTTTTCAAACATTTTCACATGAAGACTAAAATTACCCTTTTTATCTTTTGCATTTTTCATGAGATTTTTTGAAAACATAACCCACGATTTGGCACTCGTGTTTGTGACTGTATAAATATCCTTTGATATCTTTCTACCAACATCTGTATCAAAATTAAGACCCATCTGTGAAACAGGTTCTTCGGAACCCTCTCGTACCTTGTGTTTGAAAAGACCCCAGTCGATACCTTCTTTTACCCCTGGGAAAACGAGAATACCCATACCTTCATGATTCGCAAAAATTTGTTTGATAGATTCTTCGTCTACACCAATTCCAAAATCCACAAAGAAGAGGCGATCGCATTTTGTCAAACATTTTTGAATCACTTCTATTTTTTCAAATGGATCATCATTTACATATACAATCTCATTCTGAACATTATTTTCTAGACACTTAATGTTAAGTTTGAGAATTGTATGAAGCGTCTTTACAGAACATGACTTTGAACGAGTTGTAATGACTGTACAAATCTTCATATTACAAATAGTTTGTTTCTAAGCCTTAAGCCTGTCATTGAGACATCCACTAAATGGTAAGTTTCCAACATGACCTAGGGTTGTATTAATGTCTGCATAAATCTTACCGTCACACTGTTGCCATCGACGACAGAAAGCATAGTCTTCCGAGAGATACCTCTTCGATCCAGGGTCAATCATACAATCAAAACATGCATGGTAGTCATCAAAGTCTCTATTTTGATGGTCATTTTTACACCATA